TTCTTTGTTTTCTGATGAAGAAGCCCCTGAGGATAGGCTCGTCCTTTTTTTCAGCCATTTTTCACCAGTCTTTTAAGATTTGTTTAAGGAATTGTCGAAATGAACTTGCCGGAAAATCAGGCTTTCTACGACATATAATCATGTAATACTAGATATTGCCACCAATTTGCCACCATATATTTTATCTTGGTGGCATGGGACCAGCGCATATTTTTTCAAACGCCTCCACCGCTGCTTTTTCCATATCTTCGGTACAGTGGGCATAAGTGTTAAGAGTTGTTGTGATGTTTCTATGCCCTAGGCGCTGTTGAATAGCTTTAATATTCACACCGGCGCTTACCAATAATGTAGCGTGTGTATGCCGCAGAGAATGATAATCAAACTCGGGGGATATAAGCTTTCTAATTTTTTGAGAAAGTCTTCGGACGCTATCTTTGGTAACTAAAGTTCCATTATCTTGAATACATACAAATGAGATGCGGTTTTGAGACTGGTTAGATTTATTTATTCCACGGAGCAGCTTTTCATTTTTGTTATTCACTGAATCAGTTTCATAGATAGTGTAATGCTCTCCGTAAAACACTTCATTTTCAGACTGCCTTCGTTTCTCAGCCTTTAGTTCAGCACATAGAGATTCACTAATTTGCAATATTCGAGTTGATTCATATTTTGGCGGCTTTAGAACATAGCCATTTTTACTTAAAATACGCTGTTTATCGATGCGTATTGTTTTTGAATCAAAATCTATACAATCCCAGCTTAATCCAAGGCTTTCACCAATGCGCAATCCACAGTTCCATCCAAGCAGAAGGATGATATAACCGTAGGTTCCAAATGGATAAAGACTAAGCATATCAGCATAATCTGCCTGAGAAATGATAGATCTGGTTTTTTGCTCGGCAGAAAATTTCCCAAGCCTAGCCATTTTACATGGATTTGTCTGCAAATAATGTAATGGCTCTACTGCGTAATCAAAAGCACCTGATAATATGCATTTGATAGAAGATACAGTGGATTTTGAATATCCTTTTTCTTTTAAGTCATTGATCATTGTCTGAATGGTTGCTGTCTGAATGGTTGATAGACGATAATGCCCAATGACTGGGTTGATATGTGTCCGGATAAGCTGCGTATAGTTATCCAGTGTATTGGTCGTTAGATTGGATTTTACATACTGATTCATCCATTCATCCAGATAATCACCAACGCTGATATTTGATGGCTCAAAGACTGTTCCGGCTCTATTGTATTCTGATAGGGCTTTTGCAAGAGCGGCTTCGGCTTCTTTCTTGGTACGAAATCCTCCTTTCTCAATTTTTTTCCGCTTGCCACCGACTGCAGCCGCATCAAAATAATATGACCATGTTTTACCACGTTTTCTTGTTCCGCCTTTCATAGGCATACCTCCTTTTTATTTTTGGGTATGGCAAATAAAGCGGTCTTGTGGTATAATTTGCTTGTTCAGGGCTGTTATACCACGGTATGACCGCTTATATGAAATCCTCTTTCCTGTTGGCGCAGGAAGGGGGATTTTTTTTATTTATATTCTTCAGACTTCTGAGCGGCTCTTAGTGGGGCCTGTTTTGGTTCCCAGTCTAGGTATTCATTATTATCCGTATATTTTGGTACTTCGGACAGTTCATGAATTCTTTCAATAGCAACCTTTTTGCCTACTTCGTTTAGTTTTCTGAATTCTTCAAGAAGGTTCCGCTCATATTTGTCTGTTTTGGAATCGATTGTAAAAATTGTGGTTCGTTCATCTGGAAGAATGAAACCAGGCACACCAAGTAACGCATCTGCAGATGTTTTCAGAATAACTGCGATGATTTCTAAATCCTGCTGAGAAGGGTATAGTGTTTCTTCTTCAAAAGATTCAAGAACATCTACAGGAATACCAGTTTCTTTAGACAGCTGTTTGATTGAAATTTTTAAATTTTCACGCTGACTATGAATATTACCGCCAACCAGTCTTATTCCGATTTTGCCGTTTTCCATGGCAAATCCATCAGGCACTTCATTCAATGCTTCAAAGATGTTTACTAAGATGCTTTCTTCGATGTTAGAAGTTCCGTTTTCATATTCGGAATAAAGAGATACAGGAATGTTTACCTTGGAAGCAAGCTCTTCCTGAGATAATCCGTTCTTGATTCTTAACGCCTTTACCCTTGAAGGAGATAGCAATTCATTTGGAACAAGAAAGGAATCATCTCTATTCATAGGGACGTCATATCCCATAAGCCATGTCTCTGTAACACCCAAAGCTAAACCGAGAATGGTGAGTTTCTTGGACCCAGGTTCATTTTTGCCAGATACATATTGGCTAATATCTGATTTATTCATAGTGATGCCATATTTTTCACAGAAGGGTTTGCATTTCTCCAGAATATCCACTTGCTTCAAGTGTCTATCTGTCATTATCTGTTTTAATCTCATAGAAGTATTTTCTGTTTTCATAGATACCCTCCGTTCATATAGAAGCCTTGTACTGTGATAGTAGCATATTTTGAACTTAAGTTCAAGAGTAAAATATAAAAAAGTTAAAAAAGTTGAATTTTGCGTATTGACACAAAAAATGTGTTATGCTAATATAAAGTTAAAAGAATTGAACTTTTTGGAAGGGGGTGAAAAAAGTGGAAAGAGATTATAGAAAACTGAGAGGAAAAATTGTCGAAGTGTATGGAACAATGTCTAATTTTGCTAAAGAAATGGGATATTCGGAAAGAACGATTTCATTAAAAATCAATGGGAAAGTCGATTTTTCTCAAAGCGACATTGTAAAAATGGTAAGCCTATTGGGCCTGCGGGATAAAGATATTCCCATATATTTTTTTACAAACAAAGTTCAAAGTATTTAACTGTCGGCGGGTGAATGGAGGTAATAAATGAAACGGATTATTCCAATCGATGACCACGGTATGTTTTGCGATAGTAAGGATACCGCAAGGTTAGATAGTAGATTTGTAGCAAAAGCGTTTGAAAAGAGACACGACAATATCCTGAGAGATATCGAACAGTTGGATTGTTCGGATGAGTTCCGACTCCTCAACTTTGAGGAGTCCTATTACAAGAACGAGCAGGGAAAGAAACAGAAGTGTTTCGTTATGACTAGAGACGGATTTGTTTTTCTGGCTATGGGTTACAGAGGAAAGAAAGCGGCTCGATTCAAAGAAGAATACATAAAACGTTTCAATCAGATGGAGCAATTTATCAGAACTCTGGTAAGCGCAAGAAAAGAATTCCCTCTGCTTACTGAGAACGTAAAACTTCTGCACGACAATCCGAAACCATATCACTTTAGCAATGAGTGTGACATGCTCAATAGAATTGTGCTTGGCATGAGTGCAAAGCAGTTTCGCGAAAAGCACGGTTTACAGAAAGGGACAAGCATTAGACCCTATCTGACAGATGAACAGATTCATTGGCTGGATGTTCTTCAGAGAGTTGATGTGGGCCTATTGGTATCCGTTCCAACTCTTGAGCAAAGAAAACGCTATCTGGAATGGTACAAGATGAAAATCGAAGAACAGGAAAACAGAAAGATCGGGTGATGATATATGGCTGAACTTATGGTTGCGTCCGGTGTGGCAGCATTATTCTGGGGAATAGCCATAGGATTTGTTCTGACGATTGTATTGGATAATAAGAAGAATGGAAAGAAGTAAACCAAAAGCCGACAAGCTGAAAATCCTTGCGGATTACTTCGGCGTGAGTATTGAGTATTTCTTGTAAGGACAAGGAGGAAAGCAAATGAATGAATTACAGATTTTTGAAAATGCAGATTTCGGCTCTGTGAGAACACTGATGATAAACGATGCCCCTTATTTTGTGGGTAAAGATGTAGCAGATATCCTTGGTTACACAAATCCAAGAAAAGCAATTAGTGATCATGTGGGTGAGGAAGATAAGGGGGTAACGAAATGTGACACCCTTGGTGGAATCCAAGATTTAACGGTTATCAACGAGTCCGGTCTATACAGTCTTATCCTCTCAAGCAAGATGCCAAACGCCAAAAAATTTAAGCATTGGGTGACAGCAGATGTACTTCCTTCCATCAGAAAGACAGGTGGATATATCGTAGGACAGGAACAACTTACAGATGCTGAATTGATGGCAAAGGCTCTGATGGTGGCTCAAAAAACTATTGAAGCCAGAACGGAAGAAGTCAAATCCCTCAAGATGTTAAATGCAGTCCAGCAGCAACAGATTGCAGAGTTGAATCCAAAGGCAACGTATTATGATTTAGTACTGCAGTGTCCTGATTTGATTTCTGTAACGGAAATTGCAAAAGATTATGGTAAGAGTGCAAAGTGGTTAAATAAGATCTTATCCGAAAATAAGGTTCAGTATAAACAGCGTGGTGTATGGCTGCTGTATCAGAAATATGCTGAAAAAGGTTATACAAGCACGAAGAAAGAGCCTTTCATTGACGCAAAGGGTATCCAGCATACCAAACCACATACCTACTGGACTCAGAAGGGGAGACTGTTTCTCTATGAATTCCTAAAAGGACTTGGATATCTCCCCATTGTGGAGCAGCAGATAGAAGAAGCATAAGGAGGCAAAACATGAGAAAGAAAATACAAAGACAGGCAACAATCAGAGCAGTAGTTGACTTTGTCAGAGGAAAGAAATTCCATTCTGCAGGAACCATTGTAAATGAAAAGGATGAAGAAATTGGAGTATCATTTATATTTTTTGAAAGCGGAAAACCGGAGGAATCAGCAACACATTGGTCTATTCATTGCCTGAATAATGGAACTTTGCAAATTGTGGAATGGTAAAGTGAGGTAAAAGACAAAATGGACGAAAAAAAATAATCGCCGCAATCCTAGATTTAGAAGAAGTGGTGAATAAAGCGGAAGAATTACATGCGATTACACTATTACAATACGATTCTTTTGTAGAAGGATAATGTTTCGCTAGTAATAGCCATGTTTATAAAACCACCACTAATATCATTGAAAGAGAAGCTGGAGAAGTTCATGAAATGTTACAAGAAAAATTTAATCAGTTGTATGGCTTAGTAAAAGCAGAAAAACCAACTGAAATAGTTCAAGAAGGAGGTAAAGCGGATGAAAGAACAACTGTTATACACGGTGCCGGAGGTAGCCAAAATACTCCGGTGCAATCCTAAAAGGGTTTATTCCCTAAACAAAGCTGGCTTGCTGCCATTTATGAAACTTGGTCAGATGAAATGCCGCAGAGAAACCTTAATTGCTTTTCTGGAAAAATATGAGGGCCATGACGTGTCTGATCCATTCCATATTACACCTTTGCAGACAGACACACTTGGTGATGAATTATGCGAGACGGATACAGATATGTAGTTTGCGGCGACTGCGGTAGGATCTGGAACATCGCCAGGGGGCAGGATACCAGACACGGCTATCTTTGCCCGCAATGTACATACAAGCGTCGCATGGAGAGGAGGAAAAAAGATGGACAAGCTCATCATTACGCTGTTGGTGGTAATCGGAGTGTTAGTTCTTTTTCTGGGAATTGCACTGGAAGAAATCAAAACATTACAGCAAGACAAGCGTGACTGGAAAAACCGCTATTACGCGGCGGCACAGATCAGGTCTAGAGGAGGTGTTGGTGAAAAATGAAACCAGTATGTGACTATGATTGCTTTCACTGCCCATATGAGGACTGCATCAATGATGAAATGAGGCACGAAGATTATCAGGAAGGAAAGAAGCTAGAGTTAATTTCTGGGGCGAAGGAATACAACACTTCGGAATCACGTAGAGCCGCTCAGAAGAAGTACTACGAGGAAAA